TGCTCGCTACCGACCGCGGCACCACGCTGACGCGCAACTCAGCCATCTCCGACAGCTCGAAGACTGGCTGGTAGTGCCGCTCGGCGGTCAATGGCTGGCTGAACGTGGTCCCATTCAACTCAGCGACTACGGCGTCAGCAATGGCAACGATGGTCGCAGGCACAGCTCACTACTCCGGTGGCACCAGGGCACGCAACACTCGCAGCACCAAGTCATCGAGTGGGGACTTAGTGCCGCGAACGATCTCGGTCAAAGCGTCCGAATGCAGGATCGCCTTGAGAATCGGCAGGATCTCGCGGAACCCAGCCGGATCCTGACGGTGTAACCCGAGCAGTTGTCGCATCAGTTCGAGCATCACTCAACTCCTACTTGCTTGGCGTGAATCCGCAGCACCTTGCGGTACACATCCGACCAGCGCCATGGTGGCTCACCACCGGGTGCCATCACCTCGTAAACGAACACCTTCCCGCCCTGCGTCTCGCGGATTATGTCACCCCGCTCGGGCAGCGTCGGGTTGCCGGCCAGCACCAGGTCCGCTGCGTGGATCAGAAAGTCGCGGTCGGTCCACTCCATCCGTACACCACCGTAACCATCATCGAGCTTCAGCAGCGTCCGACCAACAGTGGCCTGCACCGCGACCTCGTCGCCCCCGCGCCGGTACACGACCAGTCGCGAGGCGTGTTCCTTGAGCTGGTCAGCCAGCCAGTCGGATCCGGTGCGGAGCAGTTCGGGCATGGCGTCCTCACTGACTCAGCCGGACACGGACGTGCGGGCTGCCCGGCCTGGAATCGACCAGCACTACCTTGCCCAGATACTTGTTGCCAGTCTGGGTCTCGGTAGCAACCTGGGTCGTGGCATTCCAGTAAGCCAGGTCACCCACGGCCCAGCCGGTCAGCGACGTGACCGGAAAGTCGAACACACCAGCGACAGCCAGCGCGCCAAGATTCCCGGACTTGATCGGCTGCTTGGCGATGCCAACTAGCTCGCCTTGGACGACCACCGCGCCAGCCGCTACATCGGTCGTCGGGACGTACTCGATGGTGTTACCATCCTGAATAAATATCACCTGTGGCATGTCTACCTCCGTTTACGCAGTCGCCTTGACGGCGCCTCGATGATCGATGCGAGCGACCCCGAAGTCCCAATAAGCCCGCATGGACATACCGAGCGTGTTAAACTCAGCGTCTGCTGTCTCGACTACCGGCTGGCGACGGCCGTCCAAGTAGGCCACCTGGAATGCGGGCAGCACGTCGGGGTCTGCCAGGAGATACCAGGTTGTCGGGGACTGACCGCCGCCGGAGCCTGTGGACAAGTACGGGCTGCTGACCGGCTCATAACGGTTGACGTAGGGGTTGCTCACCGGTCGCGGCTTGTCGGTCGTAGTTGTCTCGTTGAGCGTAGTTGAAGTATAAATTTGCAATGCCAGCGGCTCCAGTTCCGTAGGCACCAGCAGATACCGACCAGCTGTTGCGAGTGGGTCTCCGTTAGCATCCTGCATCTTGGCGAGAGCAGCTCGTGCTGATCCGAGCGACGTGATGCTGAGAGCCGCGTTGGTCAGCCGATTGCCTCGCGTTGCCGTGTAGAAAACATCGGTAGCCTCCATCACGACCGCGTAAAGGGCTCGTTCGATTGCTGTTTTTGCGCGGCGCCCCAGCTGGCCCACGAGTGAACTAAACGCAGACAGCTCGTCATTGATGATCTGCTGACGCGTTAAGGTCAGCATCATGCCGTAGGTGTCGAGCTTGTTGCTGTACTCGGTCTGTTCCAAGGTTCCGTGCGAAATCTCACCACCATCGGCCACCTTCGCGAAGGCGCCCGTCGCATCAAGCCGGTAGATCTGGTGAGCGTGGAAATTGCTGAAGTCCTCCTGGGCAGCAATCTGCTCGTAGGTGCCAGGGGCCGATTCAAACGCATCGAGTAGCATCTTGTTGGCGACAGCACCGAGGATCCCCGGCAGGTTAACCGTCGAGAACCCAGCGGCCTCGATGCGCTGGTGCGTGACCAGAGTCTCGTAGAACTCGCGCCCACCGTGAGGGACACGAATCCCGCCAGCCTCCAGCGCGAGAGCAAGAATCCCACGTAGCCCTCGGCGGCGATGCTGCCAGGCGGCGGACACCACCTGCTCGCCGTAGTCGCGATCGCGGGCGAGTGTCTCATCACTGATGCCAGCAGCCATGCAGAGGGCCGCCTCTAGTACCTGCTGGCTTGGTCGGTCGCGCTGATCCCGTGCGATCGGTGCTCGTGGGCGAGTCACTCGCAGGATCGCTAGCTCGGTACGCTGGGCGTCCCAGCCCTCGGATTCTGCCTGGGCCGCGATCTTTTCGAGAGCATCGATATCCGCGTATCGATTGCTGGCCGCCTCTTCGACGAGCGCGCGGATTGTATCAATCCGCTGGCGCTCTGCTTTTGCGCGGATGATCGCCTGAGTAGCAGGCGATTGTTCAGTGTCGTGACTGGTATTGATGTCGGACATAATCACTCCCTGATGTGGTGATTGAGACGCAGCGACAGTCGCGCTGGTGTTTCCGTCGGCCCCAAGGTCGACAAAACTGATCTCACCGAGTGTAGACTTGCGCACGATGTTCAATGGCCCGCCGAAGGTGCGGCCGTTGACCATCACCTGCTGGTTCTCCTTGATAAACTCAAACTCCTCGACCGATGCACCGATCGATGCCTGCCAGGGGAATCCATTACGGGCTGAAGCCACGACCTCGCGGGCTACCGGGGTATCACGAGAGATCACGCCAGTAGCCAGCAGCTGGCCTTCCTCGATGCGAATACTGTCGGTGTGCCCCACCCCGGCGAGTGGGTCATGGCCAAAGCGGATCGGCCGGGATTGCGACGGGATCGACAGCCCGGCCAGGTCGATGACCACCGGGTGCCGCCATCCGGCGACCCGCATCGGCGTGCCGGTATAGGCGACCATGCGGAAGCGCGGCAGCGTGTTGCCGCCCTCGCCGGCAGCCACTACGTCGAGAGACGCCGTGGCTTCCAGACGCAATTGACGCGGTAGCGTGTCGTTATTCGTCGGAGATGGCATCGTCAAATTCCTCCTCCTCGGGGTCTTCGGGATCGCTTGGGTCAGGTACGACTTGATCCATGATCAGTCCTAGATCGCGCATCAATGCGATCTCCTTAGCCCGCTGACGTAGAGCCTCCTCCCAGTCTCGGCCTTGCCGCGCATACTCGTGGGCCAGTGTGGTGGTGTGATTTGCTAGGCGGATCGCCTGGGCGGTCGCTTCCTTGGCGGGGTCAACGTGCTCGTGACCGTCCCAGAACCACTGATGGGGCCAAGTGATTAACGGCCCCAGGTCATCGGGCAGCAGACCGGGGATAAGGGCCGCCTCGTCGAGCCAGGCGGCTAGGATGCGGTCGAGGACTACGTCTTCGAGATGCGATTGATCGACACGGATTGCTTTGGCAAACGTCTGATGATCGAGCCGACCGGAGGCGTAGTTGTACCCAGACGAATTGCCCATCCCGACGTTAAAAGGAACAAGTACGCATCGCAATATTTCATTGAGGGTTGCCTCAACGAATTCTTTGTGCCCGGTCGTCGGCTGCTCTGCTTGCAGTTGGCTCATCTTCCAGCCGCTCGGCATCGTGACGAGCGCCCGCTTCTCCAGCTCAATCGGCTCGAAAGGCTCGGCGGCGTCCGCCTCGCCGCCGGCGGGAGCATCGGTGTAGAGGATGCCGGCAAAGTCAGCCGCGGTTTCGGCGGCCGACAACACCGCGAGCGTGAACCGTCGCAACTGCGCGAACAGCGGCAGGGCCGGTGTGATTTCTGGGATGCCTCTTGACTGCCCCGGCCGGTCGCAGCGGAACCAGTGCAGCACCGATTCGGCCGGGACACGGTCGTAATCGCGCATGGCCCGATAGCTGTCGCCAGGATGATTCTTGAGGACGTGGTACTCGACCGGGTTGCCATATTCGTCAAAGACGATGCCATCGACTAACATATCGAGACGCATATCAGGAGTAGCAATCTGATCAGCCTCGATCAATCGCACGTCGAGTTGTACCGGTGTCGGAAGACGCGGATTGCTCGTCAGCACCGCGAACACCTCGCCGTCAGTAATCCGCGCCATTCGCATCGTGCGGAGTTTTTCCGCCAGACGAATTGCCTTAGCCCAAGCCGTGAACTCGCGTTCGATACGGGTGTTGGCCTCACCGTCATTGGTCAGGAGTTGCAATCGTGGCCCAGTGCCGACCACTGCGTTTGCGATCGTTAGAACAATCCCCTTGGCGTAGCTGTTGTTGGCGACCTCATATCTCGCCCGATTACGTAATACCCGCCGTACCTCAGCGCTATTGGCCGCATTAGCACTGAGCCCATCTGCATTGGCCCAGTGCCGGCGATTGTCGTCGGTCGTCACCGCCGCATCGTACCGGCCGCGCACGAAGCGGACGACCCGGCCGCGTCTGATACGCTCCTGTGTAGTGCCCCAGATGTTAGCTAGCCAGCGGAACATTAGTCGGCCCCCGGTGGAACGAGCTTGCTGAAACGCAGGCCGCGTTTCTTCGACTTGACCGCCTCTTTGGACGCGAGGTAGCGGTCGGCCTCAATCTGCTCGGCGAGCTTGTGCTGCTCGACCGAGCCGGCGTCGCCGGAGGCCTTCGCCGGCCCCTCAGCGTTTTCGCGGATTTTGTCTTCGAGATTCGGCATAGCTCCTCCCTATGGAACTATACCGAATGCGAAGGAAAAGAAACAGGCGTAAGATAAACGCAGTTACACTAATGGACTATGACTTACTTTTGTCTCGGTTGACAAGCAATGCGGCGAAAACCATATCCGTTCACGCTTCGCGTTCTCGATTCCGGCTTTGTTGGATCTCACAGCATAACCCCCGTTAGTTTTCCAGGGGACACATGTCCATCCATGCGATTCAAGCACTTCATGACCTTCGCCGGCGTACCCGCATAATGCGATCCGCATCCGCGCGTCGTCTCCGTGGGCCAGACACCATTCCCGGACCATACTCGACACCTGTGTTTCCACGGTATAGATGTGCGGATTACGCTGAGACTGATCGTAAGGGGGATCAAGGAACACACCCGTCAGCCCATTTAGTACAGTTGGACAAGGCCCGCACACACGAGCCCAGTCTCCGCAACACACCCTCACATATCGCAATCTGTCAGCCAAAGATTGAAAATAGTCCTTGAGCGCGCTCTTACCATCTGGTCGTCGTTGCGATACTCGATGAACTCCAGATCCCGAGCCTAAGTGGGGTCGTTGATACGATACTCGATGAACTCCAATTCCCCCATTTCCTATGTGGGGTCGTTTACGATGCGCTACTCGGTGGGCCCCCTTTCCCCCGCTTCCTAAGTCAGGTCGTCTTTTATGGGCCTTTTTGCACCAGCTGCCACCGATCCACTGGCAAATCCCCCACACCCACCATCCGGCGATCTTCGGGTCGTAGTAATCCGGGTCGGTTTTCAGCCGCTCAACATGTTGTAGGCCCTCAGTGATCAACCACTGATGCCGCGCATGCAAATCGCATTCATTGACGGGCCAGTCAGCGTAGTATGCCACCTCGTCAGGCGCTCGGCTCAATGCGCGCCAGAAGTTGGCGACCATCCCATCCAGATCGTTTACCGTTTCGATTCGCGTGTCTTGGAATGGCCAGTGTGGGCGCCCCAACAATACCGCGCCCGAGCCGAAAAACGGCTCAACATAGTTTTTCACGTCGCCGAATCGCTCCCAAACCAAGTGCGCGATACGGCTCTTGCTGCCAAAGTAAGGGAATGGCGACTGCAACGGCTTATTGCTCATCTTGCCCTCTTGCTTTAAGGTTATTTCATGAACCGCTCCCAGGTCGTCATACGATAGCCGCAATGGCGACATTCGCGACGGCGGATAACGCCGGTAGCTCGTGGGCGAGTATACACTACGAACAGATGGCGACACCCGCAGCGCGGGCATCGCAACCCTTGGGGGTGGTCTGATGGCGGAGGCGACTTGTTCACGCTCGGCGCCTCCTTTGTTGCATCGCAGCAAAACTGACCCTCGATCTCTTCGGCGGTTCGCGGCTACCAGTTCCTGGGAGAATTGCTCCTTGGATCGATGCGGCCACGGCACAGCCAGCCAGGCAGTCAAACCAGTGGTTGTCCGGGCGATCCGGGCGCTGCTTCCATTCGTCCACGGTGCGGCCGCGCCCCTCGGTCTTCACGCGATACTCGGCGGTGAGGTGTTCGGCCAACAATCGGTGCTGATCTGGCTTGTCGCCGAAGAGGGACAGGCAGCCGCGCTCGCCCATCGGCACGGCTAGGCGAGCATGTACGAAGCTTTTCCAGAAGTTAGTGTCGTACAGGACGTGCCGTACCGCTCGTTTGCCCTGGACGTTCGGCATCCGCCAGTTGAGGCCCGTTCGGTCGCCAGGGCGGCTCGCATATTCACTCAACGGTCTGCTCGATGCGCCGACGAATCGCCCGTGGCTGGGCAGCACCACCCCGGCGTGGGCCGATTGACGACAGAACTGGTAGACCACGTCGGTAGACGCGCCCCAGTTGGCGTCAATCAGACAGCGCTCGATCCGCATCTCGGCGCCGTCGTCGCGCCGCCAGGGGCGGCCAAGCAAGGCCGTAGTCAGCGCTTCCAGGCCGGCGTAAATCGCCCCTTCCATGCCGGCCGCGCCGGTTACTCCTGCGAGCGTTAGCCTGGCGTCGCGGAGAGTGAAGTACGGCCGCTTCTGGTCGGGGAAGGTGCCGTAGTCGAGAACGTAACCGGTGAAGTCGTCCTCCCAGCCGGCGACGACGTAGAAAAGCAAATTGGCCTGCACGTCGATGAACGCCGTCAAACGGTTGCAGCCGACCGGCACCTCGCCGCGCTTCATGCGGTTCAGCTTGCCCACGATCTGCTCGACGGTCAGTTCGTCGTCGCTGGCCGTCTCGGCGGCCAGCGGCTCGTTCTGGTACTCGGCGAAGAAGGCAGCCTCGTCCTGGAACCGCAGGTTCATGGCGTGCTGGATCGCCGAGATCTCGTCGTGGTTGAACCGCTCGGGCCAGGCGACCACTGCCCCCTCGTCCATCGCTTCCCGGTTCTGGCGGTAGAACTCCGTCGCCTCTTGACCATCACGACCCTGGCGCAAACTCTCAGCGCGGATCTCAGCGTATTTTTGCCAAAGAGATTCGTTGCTCGGGAATGAGTAGACCATCTTGGTCCTCTCGCCATTCCATTCTGGATGCTTATCGCGGTCGAGGATATTGTCGGCCATATCGCCGGGGCAAATGACCGTGCATGGCATGATGCCAGAGATCTTTTTGCCGGGGCCTGCGAGCCCCAAGATAGCACCAGCTAATATGCTCTCCCGCGTCGCGCACTGGCTCAGGCTGCGGGCGCTCTCGTCTGTTTGTGGGTCATCGATAATGACGAGAGATGGCCGTATCGTTAGCCCGTCGGCACGCTTAACACGCATACCACGAATGCGGCCAGTGATACCGGCGACTTTAACAACTGCACCAGAGGATTTAGCGAGGCCATTTGAATTAACGAATTGCTTAAGTGTGATATCTTCGATCCATCCTTCAGGGCGGATTGTTGGTAGCACCAACTCCTTCGCGGTCCAGCCGATATGCGTGCGCTCGCCGCGATAAAGTTGACCAGCGCATCGATTCGCGATTCCTTCGAGCCGTTGAATTGGGTAGGTGACTTCCGGGAAATCTTCAGCCAGCAAGTCATTAGTTTCAATTTCCGTTTTAATCGCATCTAACATATCCGCCGCATGGCCTTCATCCGAACCAATAAGGCACACGAATTCGCGATGGCCATAGAGCATCGCCCAGATGCAGGCGGACTCGCAAAGTGTCGATTTGCCGGAGCCGCGAGGCATCGCAACCGCAAATAGCCCCCCTCGAAGGACGGCCTGTTCAATTCGAGAGATTACTTTGAGGTGGTCATTAGACCATGGCAAATTAAATGTGACCGGGAAATATGACTCACAGAAAAACCGGAAGTCTTGTTCAGCCTTAAGCCTTCGTTCGATATCCCTGATCTCAGGGAGCGGGGCGATATCACGGCCAATAAGGGATTGAGCGCGGCTCGTTTTCGCGGCGGCCTCTTTCTTACTAGCGTATTGATCCGCTTTTGTATTCCGATGTTTAGCCATTCGGCTTGGCTCTCAGAGAACAGTCGCCTCTTTCTTTTGGCTTTGTTCGATTAGATCACATTATAACGCAATAGATCGCATTCTAACGCGTCCGGACCCCAATAGGTGCCCAGAACCCTGCTGGCATATAAAAGCGTTTCTATCGCCGTTTAATCGCATTATAGACGATGTTCCCATCGAAGGCAGGGGAGGGGGTCTTGCAATCAAACTAACTTTCCTATGTTTTGTGGCTGTTCCCGGTGCGATCGCCTTCCGGTTTCCCTCCGGGAAGTACCTAAGCCGGGCAGGATAGGCAAGATAGGCAAGCTAGGAAAGCTAGGCAAGATAGAGAAGATAGAAAGAGAGAGAGAAGAAGAATTATTGCATTTATTGCATTATTATTTCCTCCCTCGCGAAACCACAAAAGAGCGGGAAAACATAGAGAAAAATGATTTATTGCATTTTTTGCATTTTTTGCACCCCCCCTCGCGCGGATACACTTTTTAGCCTCGCCATCGCGAGCTTGGTGCAATAAATGCAAAAAATGCAATAATTCGTAACCACCAGTGCCCAAAGCACTTACGACGAGGCTTGCGAAACGCAAT